GATCACGAAATACGCATTACTGCAAACAGCTCTGCAATTTCAGCGTTATCAGTAAGAGTAACAACGGCAGAAGGCAATATAACCACACTGCAGTCTGACGTTTCGACGTTGCAGACCAATGTCTCGTCTATTGATTCTCGCGTCACCACTGCGGAAGGGAATATTACCACCCTGCAAGGGGATTATGTTTCCAAGTCAACTGTATCTTCACAATCACTTGCATCACCACTCAACGTTACTACGTCCTACTCTGTCGGCGGAACAAAAGTGATTGGCGCTCGCAACACAGGATGGACGGCAGCCACAGGAACGGCAAATAAGGGTGCCTTTAACGCCGACGCTGGATTCACCATAAACGCCACCTACACGCAAACTCAAATTCAGGCCCTTGCAGACTCGCATAAAGCGGCAATGCAAAGAACAAAGGCAATAGAGGATGCGCTAAGGGCTCACGGGTTAATAAACTAATGCAAATAAAGCTCATCGATAATCCGGTGAAGCTTGCGGAATTCCTCAATAATCCAGAAAACACAGGAAACATCGTCGACAGCGGAGATAATTACTTCATCAAGCCCGATGCAGTATATCTCGGCATCTACGAGGGCGTTCTATTGGCCGGCGTTCATGAAGTTCGTAACTTCTGGCACTGTGTAGTGGAATGCCACGCAATTTACTCCCCTGGGTTTCGTGGTGAATATGCCCTACATGGTCACCGGTTATTCTGCAAATGGCTTCTCGATAATTCCCCATTCCTCAACAGCGTCACGATGGTTCCAGACACTACAAAATATGGCCGTGCGCTTATTCGGCTGCTGGGTGCCACTCGTATAGGTCATATGGATGACGCCTATATGAGCAACGGAAAGCCTGTCGGAATCACCCTCTATCAACTACCCCGCTCGAAATACGAGGAGCTATTAAATGCTAATTCATCAGATTGCCCGTAAGCACCTCAACAAAGCGGTGTATCAGAAGGGTGGTGACAGCGGTGCCGGTGCACAGGCCGATGCAACCAAGAAGGGCGTAGAGTTACAGCGCGAGATGTGGCAAACGAATATGCAGAACCTTGCACCATTCACGCCACTTGCTCAGCAGTATGTATCTCAACTGCAAAACCTTTCCTCCCTTCAGGGGCAGGGCGCTGCGTTAAATCAGTATTACGGGTCTCAGCAATATAAAGACCTGGCAAACCAGGCTCGATATCAGAGTCTTAATGCGGCAGAGGCGACTGGAGGGTTGGGTTCAACGGCAACCAGCAATCAGCTTGCTGCCATCGCGCCTACGCTTGGTCAAAACTGGTTATCAGGACAGATGAACAACTATTCAAATCTGGCGAATATCGGTCTAGGCGCTCTGACAGGACAGGCAACTGCAGGGCAGAACTACGCAAACAACGTAGGCCAGTTATATCAACAACAGGCTAACGCATCTGCAGCAAGCGCAAACCAACCATCAACCGGGCAGAAGATGCTTGGTGGAGCGGCGTCTGGTGCCGCTATGGGAACTGCCATTATGCCTGGCTGGGGTACGGCTATCGGTGCAGGTGTTGGTGCTCTTGGCTCATTACTTTTCTGAGGTGTTAAATGGCTACCTGGCAACAAGGAAACTCTGGCAGTCTTCTCGCCGGTCTTGGTTCAGTAAACGTAAATGCACCTCAGGCCAGCGATGCTAATACTGCACTGGCATACATCCGTCAGAACAACGAAGACGAGCGGTCAGGCCGAAATAATATTGGTCTGCAGGCATTGCAGGGTATCGGCTCTGTGATGGATATCTACAAACAGCAAGACCAGCAGCAGAGGCAGCAGGAGTTCCAGCAAGCCTACGGTAAGGCCTATGCATCAGGTGATCGCAATGCTATGCGACAACTTGCTGCGCAATATCCTGACCAGGTTGATGCAGTGCGTAATGGAATGAAGTTTGTCGACGAAGACCAGCGCTCAACCGTAGGTAATCTTGCGGCTGCAGCACGTCTCGCAGCAACTTCACCTGAAGCTATGGGCACATGGCTGCAGAACAATGCAGCTGACCTGCAGCGTGTTGGTCTTGACCCCAAAGAAGTAGCGCAGACCTACCAGCAGAACCCACAGCAGTTTGGTGAATTCGTTGATCATCTCGGAATGGCTGCGCTTGGGCCCGTTGATTACTTCAATGCGCAGGACAAAATTGTCGGTCAGGCTCTCAATCGTGACAAACTGAACGAGACTATCCGCAGCAATCAAGCCGGTGAATCTCTCACTGCGCGAGGGCAGAACATAACCGCACGAGGTCAGGACATCTCTGCATCTACGGCGCGTCGTGGTCAGGATATGGCTATGCAACGTGCATCCATGAAAGGTGGAGCTCAGGCAAACGGTGATCGCACTGTTCAGCTAGCCGATGGACGTACCGTCAATGTAGGAGGAAAGCTCCACGGAGCGGGAGCCAATGCGTTCTATGAAGGCATAGATAATGACGGAAACATGGTTCGCGTTCCGGCCAGTGCAATTGCTGCCCCTGCAACTTCGGCAGCCTCAGCGCATAATTCAGCAATGTCAAAGGACATGAATGCAATTCTCGAAGCGCCAGCAGATAAGCTTAATTTCATGACCGGCATGACAGGTGGAAATGGTACCCCTTCATGGGATGCTGAGGCACGTAGTAGATGGAGTGGCGGTGAGCAACGCCAGTTATTCAACGCTACCAAGCGTATTCAGGGCAAGATGCAGAACCAGGGAATTGCTGCAGCTAGGGATATGGGTGCATCAGGTATCAACACCGTTGCCGAAGCCAAAATGTACTTTCAGGGCATGCCTCAGGTTGACTACTCGAGCCCTGAAGCAATGCAACAGTCTCTCCGCGATATTCAGCAATACACGAACGACTACAACCAGCAGTACAGCGTTAATGTAGGTAATGCTGGCGCAAAATCACAGCCGTCACGACCGGCACAGCAATCTCAACAGAAACCACAGCAAAGCGCAGGCTTCTCTTCACTATGGGGTGACTAATGGCTAAGGCATGGAAAGACGTTATTGCCTCTCAGCAGTATCAGGCACTGGCACCAGAGCAGAAAGCACAGGCGCAGGAGCAGTATTTTAATGAAGTTGTTGCTCCGCAGGCGGGTGATAGCGCAGAGCAGGCAAAACAGGCTTTTTATGCTGCATATCCAGTTCCGTCAGCAGAGCCTCAGCAACAAGCACAGCAACCACAGGATGAAGCTCAGCAACAGCAGGGCGGATTTATGTCTGACCTTGGGAATGCTGCAGCTGAAACAGGTCGTGGACTGCTTCAGGCTGGGGTTAACGTTGCCAACATCCCCGCATCTATGGCTGATGCTGTGGCTAGCGCTGGAGCATGGGCGGGTAAGAAGTTAGGCTTAGGCGATGGAAACTATCAGCCTGCACCACGCGTAACGACTGAAGGTTTAGCTCAGGATATGGGGCTGCAACCTGGAGCATTAACGCCGCAGACCACAGAAGGTAAAATCTTCGCTGAAGCGCTGCCATATCTAACTCCAGTTGGCGCTGAGCGTATCGCAACGCAGGCTCCATCCATTGCCGGGAGAGTGGCTCAAGGTACGTCTCGTTTGCTGGCTGAAAACGCCGTTGGCTCAATGGCGGCTAACAGCAATCAGGATAACCCCGGGGCACTGGCTACTGACCTTGGCACTGGTGTTGTAATGGGTGGTGCCATAAATCAGATTGGGCGTGTTGCTGGCGCTGCATATCGCGGCGTGAAGGGCGCAATCTCCCCTGAAGCACAGCAGGCAATCCGTTTTGCTAATGCTGCTGATGTTCCACTACACACAACTGATGTACTTCAGCCAAACTCCCGCGTTGGCCGCATGGCACAGACTACAGCAGAGAACATTCCGTTCGCCGGCACCAGCTCAATGCGAGCAGGGCAGCAGGAGGCGCGGAGCCAGTTGGTTAATGAGTATGCTTCTCGCTTTGGTGAATATGACCCGTCAATTGTAATAGGCAGCCTTAAATCTAAAACTGCAGGCATAAAACAGGCAGCAGGCAACCGCCTTGAGCAGGTTCAAAGCGCCATGACTGGAGTAAATATCCAGCCAACACGATCTCTACAACAAATTGATGATGAAATATCCAGCCTGCAAAAATTAGGAAAAGTTGCTGACAATGACACCATCAGCAAGCTCCAGGCTTATCGGGATGAACTTGCAGGAGGTAATGTTGATCTGCAGCAACTGAGCAATCTCCGTAGCCAGTTCAGGCAGGATGTTAAAGGTGAGCGCGTAGTAATGCCTAACCGTTCTGATGCAGCTATTCAGCGAGTATACAGGGCTATGACAGGAGATATTGATAGCTCTATAGGTCAGAACCTTGGGAACGATACTTTGAGGCGCTACAAGCAGGCTAATGCTGTATACGCTGATGAGGCCAGCAAGCTTCAGAATACTCGCCTGAAGAACGTTTTGATGAAAGGCGATCTGACACCTGAAGTCGTCAACAACATGCTTTTCAGCAAGAACAAATCTGAAGTTCAGAACCTATATAACTCAGTAGGTCAGATTGGTCGCGCACAGATGCGCAATGGAATTATCGGTAAGGCAATGGAGAAATCTGGAGGCTCACCAGACCAGTTCCTGAGACAGGTTAATCTGATGTCCAGCCAAACAGGGATTGCCTTCAAAGGTCGTGATGCAGCGTATCTGAAAGGTTTGAAGAACTATCTTGAGTCAACAAAACGAGCTGGGCAGGCTGGAGTAACCACTCCTACAGGACAGCAGGCTATTCCGTTCATTATGGGAATTGGGACTGTCACTAACCCGGCTTTGATAGGTGTTGGGGGTGGCTATGGACTACTTGCAAGGATGTATGAGAGCGAACCTGCACGCAACGCAATGCTTCGTCTTGCTAATACACCTCGCGGTTCTACTGGCTTTGAGAAGGCGTTATTGGACGCACAGAAAGCTGTTAATACCTTCGCTCAGGGTGCGAAATCTGAAGCCTTAAGCGAATAAAAGCTTACCTACTACAAGGCCAAAGATTAAGAAAGCAAAATTCAATAAGTCTCGTTCCATAAATCCTCCCACGTTTAAACAATTATAACCGACCTTAACGCAACGCTGCGCAAGTTTTAGCTTGTGCGGCTTTGCTGCGCCCGGAGCACAGTAAATGGCCGATTCAGATTTCGACTATCAGGTTGATTTGCCTAATTCCTTATACACTGCCGCAAGGAGCTTTAAGGCTCTCGCTAATGGCAGGATTTATGTTGGTAAGGTTGACACTGACCCTACCATCCCATCGAATCAGGTTGTTGTTTATATCGTTAATGAAGATGGGTCAACAGTTCCAATTTCACAGCCTATCATTATTAACTCTGGCGGACATCCTGTATACAACGGCCAGATTATCAGCAAACTGGTAACTGATGAATCCTATAGTCTTGCTGTATATGACGCATTTGGCTCACAGGAATATTATTTCCCAAGCATCGACAACGTAAACGCCAATGCAGCAATAACTACTCTTCTTAACAACCTTTCCGGGCGACTGTACAGGCTAAACACTGTTGCAGACATGAAGGCATTTAACGTTCAGGCTGGGTACGTTTATCAGACTGAGGGTTATTACGCTGCAGGTGATATGGGGGGGGCTATGTACCTTGCCACCACTACAGGCTCTACTCCTGATGGATATGGCGATCACGTTGCTTCCAATGGAAAGTTTCTGAGGTTAATCAGCGAACCAAGTGATTTAAATCATGGCGTGATAGTTAACTCAACCTACGTTCCGGCAACAGCATGGAATAACCGAAATGCAATACAATCAATGCTGCGTAATGAGCGTTGGTCAAACTTTAAGATTAGGGCGCAAGGCGTTCTTTACCACCTTGGAAGCACTCATGTGGGAAGAGATAACATCTCGGTTCACATAATGAAAGGATGCAAGATAATTGGTCGCTACGATGATCCATCAATACCTAACTCTAAGACATCACAGTCTGGCGGAATGATAGGGTTTGCTCACTTTTTCGACCCGGATAATGGTGATTTTATACCGTGGAGAGATGGGGACACTCGTGTTAATGCCAGGATTTACAATGTCAATGTGATTCTTGATGGTGAGGTCTCTACAGAATATAACGCTATTCATTCCAGCGCCTACAATAACAATTGTCTCGCTTTTTTAAAGGCAAGCAATTGCTCTGTGACAGGTAGCGGTGGAGTTGGTGGCTCAGATCACCGAGGAATAAACTTCGACGGTATTGATACAAACGCGCCAAACGGTAGTGACAACAGAGGTGGATCAATCAACTGCCGCATTGATGTAGGATATTCTACAAACGTAGTAGATAACCACTTGATGATTTTCGGAGATAACACAAGTGTCAGCACGCATTCCATAAAGGTTGGATTCCTTGGACCAATGCTAACGGGAGGGTATAACAGCCCAATAGGTGTTAGGGTCACGAACGCCAACGTGTTTAATGTTGAAATTGGCGCATTCAATGGTGACAACGTAATTAAGCCAGCCCTGGTGGCATCTTACTCTGCCACTGATGTAAGAATAAAGGTAGGATACGTCAATGGTACTTCAAAAATTCTATACCAGAACGAAACACTTTTCTCTGATGTTGAAGCGTCTCAAATATACAACACACCTATCGGAATTGAGCGAGCCGGTACTGCAACAGGAAGAATGCGATATGCGTCGTTGCATGATGTCAGATACACAGACACCAATTTCAGCTACGCATACTACTCAAACAACAATGCAGACGGATTTTTCAGGCTAAAGATAAAGGATAATTTCTTTGGCAACGCTTCTGCATCATTTGCTTATTACGGGAACAGGGTTCCTGCTGGCATGCCAACCAAAATGGACATCAGTGATAACATATCACCAAGCTCCATAACCGTTGTAGAGTTTAACCAGTTACCTCAAAGTCAGAGCGCTAACCTGATAACAGCAGGTGTCACTACCGCAGCGATTAACTATAAGAGCCCAGACTGGAACTACAGCAAGATGACGGTCATAGCTCAGGCCAGCGGTGTTTATGGAGCATGTGAAATAGATATCAGAACAAGGATAGTAACCAGCCAGAACGTTGCCTATAGCGCAGGAGCAATAACAGTTAACACGGCGTTGTCCGGTAATACGATTACAATCACCTTAAGTGCTGGAGCTGCTCTTGCAGTTGTTACGATGCATAACTAAAAGAAGGCCCCTTATGGGGCCTCTTTTTGGTATTATACATACCTACATTATCTTGCTAATAAACTTTCTGTTTTCAACAAGCCTGGAAGAATAACTGGCGAACATAATCGCAGTGAAAATAGCAACCAGCCCAACAAGTATTGATATAAATAAATCAGTACTCACTTTTACTTCAAACATACCAAGGAAGAAATAAAGTATTGGATAGTGAGTGATGTAAAGAGTATACGAATATCCTGATGTTTTGTTTAAAATCGATACTCTTTTGTCGTGTGTTACTAAAAAAACATAAATAAATACCGTAAAAAACAACCCAAAAGCAGCGTTGTAATATGCAAGAATGATGTCTTTCCCTGCAAATAAAAAACCTAGTTTCAACGATGCGCAAGCAAGACACAATAATACAAAATATGCCAAGAATTTATACATTCCTTTAGCGGCTGGCATGTAAGAAGCTATCAGTCCAGAGAACCAAACAGAAGAATAAACGAAAAATTCAAACTTGAAAGATGAAATGCTTGCAAAAATAATAATGGCAGTGATTACAGTTAGCGGCTTTCTTGTGAAGAATAGACCCGCTATAGCATAATACCAAACCTCAAGCGGAAGACTCCAAAGTGGTTGGTTGAACTGTATTATCGGTGCTGATATTCCATTAGTAAATGTTAATGCAGACAATATCTGTGCAGGAGTGTAGTCAAACTTCCCAGCCATAGTGCTATTGCCAGATGAAGATAGTATAGAGTTGGTGAACTCAAACACATGCGGAGAAATGTAGTTCAGGGCAACTATAAGGGCTATTGACAGTATTAATGGTGGATATATTCTCTTAAATCTGCTTTCAGCATAAACGGACAACATAAAACGACCGTTTTTATGTGAGTTACTTTGTATGGACTTTCCGATGAGGAATCCAGACATTGAAAAAAACACCATAACGCTGGATTGCGCTGCAAAAATTATGTAATTAAATGCCTCTGGATAAAACCTCACAATGAAGAACTGCACTACATGAGCAACTGCGACAGTGATAGCTGCCATGCCTCTCAAGGACTCCAGTGATACGTGCTGATTTTCCGTTAAGTTGTTCATCAAAACCTACAATACGGTGTATGTGTCTGAAAACAGTATTAATAGGAATAGTACCAGTTAAAAAGCATCAAAACACTATTGATCGATACCGCCGATCGATAATACTGTATGCATATACAGTAACTATCGGAGGTGCATTATGGGATTCCCGTCGCCAGCAGCAGACTACGTTGAAGAACGCATATCACTAGACCAGCGCATCATAGCCAGGCCGTCAGCTACATACTTCATGAAGGCAGGAGCGACACACTATAGAGAAGGTATCCTTCAGGGTGCGTTACTGGTTGTCGATGCCTCACTGAATCCTTGTGATGGGTCACTTCTGGTGTGTTCATGCGAAGGTGAGTTTCGTATCAAGCGCTATAGAACACATCCACAGCCTTATCTTGAGAACCTTGAAAACGGTCACAGGGAGTTGTTACGCCAGAAGGATGAGACAACCGATTCTGATAAACCGGTGTTCGGGGTGATCACCTACATCATCAACGATGCAAGAACGGGTGAGTTTGATGACTGTCCGGTTATGTGAGACAGAAATGGGACACACAAAGCTTTGCATCGGTTTGCAAGGCTTTGCATGTTTTTCGAATATGGGACGTGTGAGCGCCTGAGTGATGGGGTAAGTTATTGTTAGCTCAGGTAGTTCCAGGAACTTCTAAGCCGTAGGTCGTAGGTTCGAATCCTACAGGGCGTGCCATTATTAATCATGCACTTACGCCTCATTCACATCCTCCTGATTTCCGCTGTGGGACATATTTGGGACATCAAGCCCAAAAATCGAGTCAATTTGCTTCGCATGCTCAGTTAAATGATTAGGTGCCAGGTGGGCATATCGACGGACCATTTCGATACTTTCCCAGCCGCCCATTTCCTGCAGTACAGATAATGGAACGCCGGACTGAATTAACCAGCTCGCCCATGTATGTCTCAGGTCGTGGAATCTGAAATCCTCAATACCTGCGCGACGACAAGCAGCATTCCATGCGCTCTGGTCATCAACACGCATCTTCCTCACTGATGGAGTCTTTGAACCATCAGGACGAACACCGGCTTTCATATGGACGAACACCCATTTATGATGATTGCCGATTTGATCGCGCAGTACCTTGCAGGCCGTATCATTCAGCGCTACGCCAATAGCTCTGTTTGATTTGCTGTCTTCAGGATTCACCCAGGCAACACGACGCTGCATGTCGATTTGCTGCCATTCCATATTGATGATGTTCGAACGACGAAGGCCGGTTGCCAGCGCAAACTTAACAACCGACTTCAGCGGATCCGGACATTCCTCAATAAGCCTCTTTGCTTCCTCATGCTCAAGCCAGCGCACCCGCTTATTCCTCACAGCAGGAACCTTAATCACAGGTGCTTTCTCCAGCCATTTCCAGTCACGTTCTGCCGCACGCAGAATAGCTTTCATCAGTGCCAGATGTTTGGCCTTGGTGGAAGTAGTGACTGGGGATGCTGAATACACCGGTGCCGGCTGTCCATTCTTCTGCGCCGCTGCTGCCTGAATTTTCCATATCTCAAGCAGCTTGCGGTTGCTCATCTTGTTAACTGCTGAGTAAATCCTTTGCTCGGTGACATCCTTTAATCGAATCCCTTCGAAGTGTGCCAGCCAGAACGCCATGCGACTGCGGTCATCTTTCAGTGACTTCTTCTCGGCCTTTTCCTCAAGCCACCGCATGCATGCATCATCAAAAGTTACATCAGGGAAATCGCCTAACCGGTCTACTCGCCACAGTTCAGCTGTGCGCTTGTCATGTAGCTCAGTAGCGAGCCGTTTGTCGGAAGTCCCAAGGCTTTCCTTAATTCGCTTCCCGCCCGGGAGCGAGTACGATGCGTACCATATTTCACCTCTGCGGAAGAGTGACATTGCTTTTCCTCTTTAATGCCATCACCCGCGCTCACGCCGACAGTATGCAGCGGAGACTGAAGCGCCGCAATGCAGGCTTGCCGTGTAGTGAGGTATGGTGATTTAGGTTTTGAAGGGTCTTTGCGTGTTGCCTGAAGGCGGCCTGTGCGAATCCAGTTGGTAGCGGTAGGTCTGGATATCTTGAGAAATGCACAGGCCTCATCGAGTGTGAGGCTGTGTGATTCCATGGTTACTCCTTGCGTTTGGTGAATCCACCGCAGCCGCATTTAGGGCACATGGTATAGCTAATACCTTTGCGCTCAACCCTGTCGGCACTAGCGTGTTTATGGCCACACGCGACACAAACAAATATCAGCATTATCTATCTCCAATAAAAAACCGCCATTGCGGCGGTCTAGTCGATGCGGATGTGTGGAATCTTTCCGTTATTCAGCAGGTGGTAAATCTGCATAAGGTCGTAAAGTCCATGCGCGTGACCTAAACCTTCCTTCAGAGCCCCAATAATCTCATCGCGCTTCTTATCTGCTTCTGAGCGGATAGGGCGGAAATTGCCCTCTGATGAACATGACACTGTTGATTCAGTCTGGAAAACCGCGCAGTTGTAGCCATCAAAAAACGTATGCGCGATAACCTTACACTCATACCAACCATCATCACCAATCTCGCCGCGAACCATGCATTCACACCCCACTGGAGGCAATCCCTCTCCATCCCATTCTGGTTTCTGATGCTCTGACTTGTGCAATCGGTATGCCACGACATCAGCACCATTACTGAAATGTTCCCAGCGGAAATTATCTGCGACATCACCATCAAGATCAGCCTGACCTTGCGCGCGGAATTTAACGTCAACCACCACATCACCATCTACCGGGCACTCACCACCACACCACGAAATCCAGCCATCTGAATCAGGTTTATTGATGATCATCTCTTTGCTGGCCGCAAGTGCGGCTTCGTATTGCTCGCGGGTAATGATAGCTTTTGAGTAATCTTCAGCCAGATGTTCGCAATTCTTAATACACAACACCCATTCACCACCATTGTTCCCCCATTCACCACCATTGATTTCAACCTCTGGCAAGGTGCTAAAGCAAATCCATTTATCAACATCCTGAACAGCCAGAATACCGCGATTCGGCCAACCCCCACGTCCTGGTAATTCCTCAACCAACAATTCAAGTAATGTCATCATCATCTCCTTACGCTAATTTCTTATACACGCGAGGCTCATCAACAGTAGCCGCGCGAAGTTCGTGTTCTGCGTGAGAACTGTAATCACCGGAGTCCCACAAAACGCGATACCATGTCGGCCTGCTCTCCTGCTCTGTAACGCCATCAATCACTCCTTTGATATCGCCTGACTTGTGTTTCACGATTGCGCCCACAGCAAATTTAGCCATAACAAGCCCTCTGACATGTGAATGAGTGAAGAGATAGCGCTCAGAGCCATAATTCCGACTATGAGCCAGATAATTGGATTGGCGTGCATGGTGACTCCGGATAAAGAAAAACCCGCGAGGTGCGGGTTTGTTATGCGTCGAATGGGTTAGGCATGACGATCACCTTTTGGCCGGATTATGTGAATCGTCATTCCGCTTTCGGTAGTAATAACCACCCTCTGCCCAGGTTCGATATCTGCCAGCCTGAACGCCTCATAAAAAGAGTCCATAGCCAGGGTTTGCTCATCCTTACGATTCCACAATCTCCATCCGCGGCGAATAAGGGCTCCTATTAACCAGCTATACGATTTTGCAACCATGTAAAACCATGCGATCAGCAGCGTTGCGAAAAATAACCAGTCCGTAGCGCTGAAGTTTTTGATCTCGCCCATCACTTCACCTCCTGCTGCGGTCCTGCTTTGATGTGCAGGCGTGGTTCGCCATCTTTTGGCTCGGGCCAGGTGCGCGATTTATTTACTGCCAGCTTCTCAATCATGGCCAGTGTGATTTGTTCGTCTGTAATACCAGCGCGGCGCTGTGCATCCCACAACAGGAATTGCATATCAGCCCATTCACTGAGGTCGCCTGGTTCTGCAGCTGCCTCAAGCGCTTCTTTCGATAGATGCTTAAGTGGACCGACAGGGCCAACGTCACCAAAAGTAGATTGTGACCATTCTGCGTGCTCGCTGCGAACCACATGGCGCTCATTGGCACCCTGAAGCATGGCGTCGCGGCATGCATTCCACATATCAGCACCAATGCACGCGGCGTACTCGTCAGGGTTTGACGTTGGCAGGACGCGTTTTATAGCCTCAACGGTTGGCTCTATCTCATCAGGCACAGATACCGTCGCTGGCGGGGCAGTGTAGAGTGGTGTTGCTGTTAACTCATGCTCGTTAATATCTTTCTCATGATATTGCTCGACTGATTTAAAGCTTAACTGTCCTCGATTGCCTTCTTTTCTGTCTGCTTTATCCTGAATGATGTACGCCACAGCCTCCGCTTCGAGCGATGCCAGCGCGATACGCGCCAGCTCATTCAGAATTGCCACATCAGCGTGACCAAGGGTATAACCAGCTTTCAAATCTGAAACAGACTGTGCTTGTTCTTTGGTAATAGTGCTCATTTCCCCTCGCTTAGCATTTCAATTTTTCTGAGAATGCCTTCAAATAGGTTTGAATGGATGCTGTCGCATAGAGGCTTTAGCTTGTTCGCTATTGCGATTTTTTCTTTCAGCCACAATTGATGAGCATCTTCAGGATTATCTCTGTATCCAAGGCACTTTATGCGCCCTTCGAAGTTGTGGATGGTGGCTTGATATAGCCTTTTTCTAGCATTCCAGGAAACACCTACAGGCCACTCTCCACGATATGAAGATGAATCCAGAGCGAACACGTTAAGACTTTGAGGTATGTATACGCATGTATCTGGTGAGTAAGTTTTGTTTCCAGGCATCAGCAGGTCTTTATCGAGGGAATATCCTTCAACATAGTTTTCCTTCCACCACGCTGAGAACGCAGAAAATTTCAGCCATCTTTCGTCAATACCGCAGTCTCGATATGTGGGGTTTCTGTTCAAATAGGATGGGTCATAGACGCGGCTCAGTATCTTGGTCCATGCTGCATATGCTCTATGCTGAAAGAATATCCCGTTAACTTTGACAGATACGACATGAGGCGAGTCATTTTCAGCAACACCACGTACTACCTTTCTGAAGCGACTTGGCATCTTCTCCATGATGGCCTCCATCTCACATTTTGACTGAGCATTACTAAGAGATGCGCGTAGTTGACTAATGTCATCCTTCGATAGAGCCATGCTCACTCTCCTTTACCGGCTGCGCGGTCGATAGCCTGAAGCACACCGCTGGCATGTCCATCACCCAGGCGTGCGCACTGCATTACGTGACTACGTGCTGCAAGCAAGGTTTCCCTCTGCTCAGCAATCCGCTTCTCTGCGGCTTCCAGCGCTGCTATCAAATCGTCGGTATAGCTCTCTACTGCTGAGGCCATAATCCGAAGTTCATCGGTATGCACTTCCATAGTCAGACGAGATAGGCGGTGCTGATTGGCGTGTTTCGGCACGCCTAGTAATCCATGTTTATCGATGTTGCTCATTGGGCGGCTCCGGGCTTACGAGTTAGTTGGTTGATGTAGCGCTGGAGTTGATTCCAGATTTCTACATGCACGTTGTGGGCATCCACGCATATATTGTGAATTGCCACATCCTTCACTCCCTGTACGCCTACCATGCCGACTTCACTAAGCTCATGCATTTTTGAAGCGCTAACACTCTGAGCCTTGCGCATACGGTTGACTATTTTGCGATGTGTCATGACTGCACTCCTTTGCGAATTTGTTCGGAGAAGTCTCCGCAGATAGTTGCTGCTGCATCAAGCCCAACTTGTTCGACCTGATAGCAATTAACAATTGCGTTGCTAAT